CCAATACCAAAAAATCCATTCCTCTTGTCTAATGTCTTCCTAACACCCATCACCTTAGGATCATTGGCATTATATCTTATACTGTAACCATCTGCACCTGCATCTACACTGTATGATGTATAGTCACCTACAGGTAAATTTATAATTGGAATATCTTTTTTATTAATGAGATGTCCTAATATACCAAGATGAGCAACACCAAACAGTGTTCCTACTGTCAGTGCTGCCCACTTGAAATTAGATCGTCGGTTTGACTGGGGGTTCTCCATTATTCATACCTTCAATTTTAATAGGAGCTTGTTCAATACGGATTGTTTGTGCCGGTGCAGTTTGTGCTGCTTTTTCAATCAATCGTTCCATCTGATCCTTAGTGATACCACCACCAGAACCACCATTAGCACCATTCTTTTTGGCAGTCTGAACTCCAAAAGAAGCTAAGACCCCGGTAAAGACTGAGGCGATGAATGTTGGATCCAGTTTTTGTTCGGGTATTCCGAGTGCAGGAGGTAGTTTGATGTATGCCAGAGTGAGAATTGAACCAGACCAGACAAGAATACCAAGACGGACAAAGGTAGAAAGAATAGCAAGTTGTTCTTCCTTGTCATCTGCAGCCTCCTTAATTTTAGTAAGAAGACCTTTCTTTTTAGGTTCTTCCTTCTTAACTTCTTCTGACATAAGAAACAGATATCGCTCTGTTATTTATCTAGAAGATATTGTAATTCGTTTTGGTATATATTACGTTTTCCTGTCTTAAGTTCCCACGCATATACTAAGTCAGGAATTAACCACTGGTCTACCCTAATACACTGCTCCCAATTAACGGGTTGAGCACAACTCACTACCGCCACTGTGAAGAATGCTTTAACGTGGATCCAAATGGTAAGCATTACTCTTTGATATATCCGTTATCAACAAGATATTTACGTGTCAAAGGAGTTGGTTCATAAACCTTCCACATCTCACCCGCAGCACATGCTTGAAGTGCTTCCATGGTCATTTTTTCAGTGCGACCTGCCCATCCTGCTTCTGCTTCCCACGGCACAGCAGACTCTGGGTAGGTTCTTTCTGCCATAATACGCCAAATCATAGGCACCTCATCTTCAGGTTTGATAATAGCAATCAAACTATTTTCAATAGTTCCTGCCATGCAATCCTGTGCAGCATGCCATCCTTCATGACGCATCACCTGCATCAGGTATGCGGTGCTACCCATATGTTCCTTATTCAAAAAGAAATTGTTACCAACAGTATGGTAGACACCACGATGACCAATAGGAAAATACTTTGAGTCTGCTAGAAACACCCCAACTCCAACCTGTTCCAAGGCAAGGAGCATTGCGTGGAACTCGTCAGCAACAATACTATAATCAATATTGGGATACTCATCAGCAATACTAGCGATACTTTCGACTTTATGGACTCCATCTGTGCACTCGCGAAGTAGCATACAACCCATAGAATCCATGGTGTTGTACCCTTTAGTTATCTTGCTCTCCGCCTTCACACTCGGTACGAGGAAGCAACTGCTCATTAGGATTGACGCTAAGGCAACTTTCAAGTTTCCAGACATTTTTTTGATGGACATCACGTAAGTACTCCTTAAAATAAAGTTCAATGTTTGTTGTATCTTGATTTCCTTGACTTACCCAATTGTGACAAAATTCATATACTGCTCTACAGTTTTCGTCAAGGTGATGCTGTAAAGCACGAAACACAGCAGCTCTTAACTGCATACGTTCATCAGTAAATCTCCAATCCTCTGTCATTACCTAAAAATACTCCAACCATTACTAGATAACCAACCACCAGGTCCTTCCTGAAAATTTTCAGATCCACCTTGAGTTTCCTCAACAGTGCTCCAATTTTCTGTTGCAATTTCATACATTCTTTGGTGAATGTCGTCAGATTCAACAGAAAAATTATCCTGCATTTTAATTGCAGTTTCTTGTTCCATATAGTCAATACCTTTTTCAGTTAAAACTGGTGAGTTAAACCACTCGTCTGTTGGTAAAACAACAGGAGCAGGCACTCCTACGTAAACTGGATCTTCATCGAACTCAGCACAGTCTACTACATCTTCATCAATAAGACATTCAAGATTATCTTCTTTAAAAGTACCTGCTTTCTTCATAAGAAGACTGGTTTGTGTCTCAAAAAATTGTTTGAATTTGTTGATCATGTCTGCCAATAGTAATGATAGAAGTTTCCTCTAGTATCGCACATCGGGTCCTCAGATGTGACTCTATATCTGAGCATTGTCTGACCTTTGAAGTCTGTTCTGTCTCCAATGATACTGTATGCATTCATAAGATTATCGTTGTTTTTCAAACGAGCAATAACTGATTGTTTAGCAGCAGGTCTCCTGTAAAGAAAACCCTCATACTGCCCAGGGGCATACACAACATTAGCAACACTATTAGGATACTTGGGAGATCTAACTCTATTTAAGATAGATACCGCAACACAGTATTCGTCTTTAGTTCCTGTAGCTGCTTCCACCTGCACTGCTCGTGCTAGGTGATCATAGTCCATCGGTGTTAAAGAAAGAATAAGTTCAAGCATAATTTTGTTTTAATAATTTAATGATCATAAAATAGTTTTGCGTCTTCTGGAAAATAAGTTCTATATAAGTGCGATGCTTGAATGTGTTCGCCTTTAGCACTTAATTTTTTACATTCATCAAGAATTTTGTCCTTGAATTCTTTAGAAGGTCCGTGACTAGTCGTCATGCCTTTCTCCTATGTATTCTAGTGAGATTATGTCATGAGTTAGAGAATTTGGATTCAACCACTCCTGAAATTCACTTTGAATTGCAAAAGCATCTTCAGCATTAATAAAACTATTGGATTCACAGAGAGTATGTATACGATCAATTGCCCAGTCAGTCGTCAGTAGACACGTCTCTTCCAAAGTTACCATAATCTTTACGCATGTAACGCCCTAGAATATTGGAATTATAGTACGCGGGCGTCCCATCGTCAAGAGCCTCGCTTAGGACATTATTTAAGAATAACTGCTTTGTCTCTTCGTAGTTGCAGTTACCCTTTGTATCATGAAGACTTAAAATTTCTCTATTGAAAATCTCTTTGCCGTATAGTTTGAGATCTTCTTTTAATTGTGGACAAGAACCGTAATATTTCTGCCAATCAGATTCCTGTTTTACTCTCCTTTTTTTACCAGGTGGTTTTCTGAATGACCAGAAATACTTTCTACCGATATACCTTTTACCTGATTGTGTATTTGTAATTAGATAGACAAAACCGAAGTTATCGTCAATATCCTCAGATAAAAAAGGTATTCCCTTAAAATGCCAGGGATTCTCATAACTCATATTATATTTATAATATTAAGCTATTATTTATCTTTAACCGGGACAAACCTAGTCTATTGACGTTTCAGTTATTTGTCAAGTCCTAATCTGTTCTTTGCAGCTCTTATAGGTCTCTTTATAAGTTCTCTTGTGACTGGAGTTGGACCAGATCCGGGACCACCTTTACTCGCGGGTCTAAATGGATTGAATGCTTGATCAGGTCTTCCTAGTAAAGAAGGTTTTTTACCTGCTGCATATGCGGCATCACTCATGCCCCTCTGTAAGGCATCATCACCAAACAGAGTTGTAGGATTAGGATTTTTCTTCAGATACTCTAGAGGCGTCCCAAAACGTGCCTGTGCCTCATTAGGAATGCGTGTGTTCTTTCCTTTATTAAACCAGTTCAAAGCACCTTTCGCTAACCTTTGAACTGGTTTCTTAGCAAGTCTCAGGATAGTACCAAGACCTTCATCAATCTGTGCTTTTGATGAATATGCTTGTTCAGAAAATTCTATATACGTTTTCATTCTTTTGGAAGTGGTTCATCCGCATAAATTTTTCTGCCCGCTTTTTCACTTGCTTTCCTATAGCGATCCATATCCTTAGTTTCTGCTTTATTAAAGGAAACTGGTTTTCCCGCTTTAGGATGACCCTTAGGGTATGGAATTGGATTACCATCAATACTTGGATTTGAGTATCCTTCACCCTCTACGATGTCTCTGACGTGCTCAGAGGTCATCTGGAGCATGACGTAATGCGCCTCTTCTACGGTGTCTACGTGCCCCTCAGAGAGGAGGTAGTCTAAAACTACATCGTATGCTTCACTTTTAGTACCCGGTTTAAATGGAACTACCTGTAAGCGTTGAACTCTAGGATTTTGTCCACCTGTTGCTGCTTTTGTTGCTGTATCAGTTGGCATGCTACTAATTGGTGTACTAGTTTTAGATGCTGCAACACCTGCCTTGACTGCCCGATACTCTGCCTCACCCCTAGAAATACCAGCAGCAAGGGCATCCTTACGTGCTTTTTGTGCAGCTTTAAGTTCTGCAGTAGTAGGCAGTCTTCTTTCAAACTTAGTCTTTTCACCAGTTGTAGGACTTACAGCTACGCCTGTAGGAATTTTAGGTTTTGATGTAGGTGTCGATGTTGATGTTGATGTAGTTGAAGCAGGTGGTGTAGGATCAGCTGGTTCGGTAGTAGATTTGCGGGGAGATTCGTTGGGATTATAAGGTTTTCCAGATACTGGCGGTTCATTATATGGTGTTATGGTTTCAGATCCTTTTTTGTTATCAGTGTTTTGTGATAAAGAACTTTGCCTAAGTTTTTCTTGATCCCTTTTCAGTTGCTCCTGTCCTCTCAGACGAGCATATCTCTCAAGATCCCTCTTTAATCGCGGTGAATTAATCTCGTTAGGATTGACTGGATACCATTTACCATTTATAATATATCCAGGTTTGCCATCCTGTGGAGCAAACATCATTTCGTTTTCATTAAGGTTAATTTTTTCCATATTACTTTTACTTATATTTGATTGTTCCATCTTTATCCAAGTAGATTCCTGA